GCTGGGACGGCACTAACTTTGAACAAGAGTTCCTGACCCACTCCCTGGCCCTGTTCTCGGACATGACCGTTAAGAGTGACAAAGACGGTATTTATTACGTTTGGTAGTACCCCTCATACTTCTTACTACGTCTGCCGAAAGGTGGGCGTGGTAATATAAGGTTCTTTTTTGAACCGAAGAATTTGTGATGCGTGCACACGCAGGTGATAAGGATATTTTCTAACCGTATCAAACAAATAATTATTTTTTTACGGTGAAGTAATTTTCTTACAACCATACGCATTTCCAAATTCTAAAAACAGCCTGAGCTGGATAGAAAAACAGCCTGGCAACTCGGGAGATTGACACATGCACGAAAATCCTCTTTGGGATTATTATAATAATGGGTAGTTGCTACTCAAAAGGCAACACCCTCTAGTTTAGCATATCTAGAGTTTTACGCTCAAGAAAGCTACGCATTTTTCCTACTTAGGTAGTTACACACAATCGTTCTTTAAATGGAAGTTACAAATAGCAATTCCAACTAATTACATTAAAGGATCAACGACCATGCCTAACAAAGATTATGAATCTGCTTTGAAAGAGTTCCAATCAACCCATAACCAAGTGAGCGATTTGCTGACTCCGGTTGAATACGCTCGTTATCAGATATTGAGTTATCCTGACAACGTATCCATCCTGAATACAGCATTGAAGAAGAAATTAGCTCTGGATCCAAATTATGAAGTATGGGTGCCAATCCACTACTATAAGTATTTAGTACTGGACACGGCGAAAGGTGTCTCAACGTTCTACACGAAGTACGCGTTCATTAGTAACAAAGGCAATATCCACCACATCCGTAAGAAAACCAAGGCGCCACAGGGCCATACCACGCAGAGCGGTCACCAAAGCTCACTGGTACGTTTAATTGATGGTCCGGTTCGCTTCTCTTTACACCGCGCAGTTGCTTGCAGCTTCGTCCCACTTCCAGAGAAGTTTAAACATGTTGGTCACGGTTATGCCCAGGTTAAGCACCGGGATACCGACAAGGCGCACAACGACTTCATGAACCTGGAATGGGATTCCAACGTAGTTGAACAAGAAAAGGACTTGCCGTCGGCTGTTATCCAATCCGCCATTCATCATGACCATTATGGCATCCGTCCATTAATGGGTGAAGTCATCATCCCTGGCGAACACTTAGGTGTACGTTTCATTCGCTCTGGCGATCGCGAGATCACAGACCTGCTGGGGACATCTGGCCTGGTTGACATCGACGAAGTTCTGCGTAATAAGGTGAAAGAAGCCAACGGCATTCGCTGGACGCCTGCCACCGACTCCGATGTTATTGTCTATGGTACTTCTGTCATACCGACTTCGCTGGTAAGAATGCTCAGAAACTATCGCGATACCCGTTCCAACCGTGAGGCTGGCGCTATCCGCGTATAACCCTGAGATGTGACAAGTTTCTCCCTGCTCCTTCGGGGGCAGGGGTTACTTTCCTTGATTCCTTAACCCGGGAGAACGTTCATGGACACGAAAAAATATAACAGTGAATTTAAGAAATTCATTAAGAACCATAATCAGCTTTCTGATTTACTCACAGCCGAAGATCTGAAGCGTTATCACGAACTCGACTTTCCTGATAATGTGCAGATTGTCCATGACGCGCTGCTGGCTAAACTGAAAGAGGACCCTGAGTACGAAGTGTGGGTACCCGTTCGCTACTTCAAGTATCTGCTGCTCAATACCGTCACCGGTGTTAAGGAGTTCTATACCAAGTATGCGTTCGTCAGCAACAAGGGTAACTTGTACCACCTTCGCAAGACACCGCAGTTAGACGTCAACGAAGATGAAGACGAATATCAGCAAAGTGTCGTGCAGCTCACGGATGGGCCTGTTAATTTCTCAGTGAACCGTGCTGTAGCAACCAGCTTCGTGCCGCTACCCAAAGACCTCAAAGCCTACGGGTACTACGCGCTTGAAGTGAAGCATCTTAATGACCGTAAGGGTGATAATGATTTCCGCAATCTCCAATGGTTCGCGGGTAATCAGAATGATCAGACCGTGGTCGATGTTCCTAACGTGACACCAACTGTGCGTGAAGACAAGGCTGTGGGTCATACGGTTCAAGTAGCAAGTGACAAGGAAGTGAATCTGCTTTCTATTACAAGCAGTTCTGGCAGTCACCCCGAGCAGTACCATATCCGTCCAATCATGCTGGAAGTAATGATTCCCGGTGACTACTACGGCGTTCGTCTTATTCGCTCTACACCGAAAGAGCTGGACGATCTTTTAGGTCCGGGGATGTCATCTGCCGCTGAACATGCCGCGAGCATGAACCTTACCGTGTACGGTTGTCGCTGGAGCTATGCTACCAACGATGAGATCGCACAGTACGGCGCATTCCGCGTACCGGCCAAGCTGCGTACTCTGTTACATGAGTTTGCTGCGGGTCACTGCATGAACATCGTGGGGACACGCGTAGCGGACGGACACATGATCCTGATTGAAGGGGATCCATTGGAAACGGAACATCTGGGGTTGAACTACTCGGATATCCTGAAAGTTTGTGATGGCGAAGAGGAAGTCCACAAGGGCTATACGTTCCGCCGTGTAGATGAGGAAGAGATGTTGCAGGTGCGTACTGCGATTGATCTCCAAAATACCCTGACCTTCCCCCCGGAGGCGCCGACCGTGAACTTCATCATGGGAAAGCGGATCTCGGATGGACACCTTATTCTGCTCTGCACTGATCAGGAGATAGAACTGTTGGGATGGGATCCCAAGACGGTGAATAAGGCTGCACGTAAGAAAGGGATGCCGGTGTACGGCTATGAGTTTGAACGTATTACTGACGACCTCATGGCGCTGAACCTGCGTAACCTGATTGCTACACAGATCACCCAGTTCTAATTCTGCTACTACTATAACCTCTACCCGCAAGGGTAGAGGTTATATATTTCTTTATTTTTTTTGTTAACGGAAAGCTTGGTCCCAAGCGACTTGACTGTTCGAGGTACCTGAGATGTGTGAAGCCTTCATCCTCAAAAGCATAAACACAGTAGCTGTACGAGACACCGCAGCCGGCAGACGGGTTGCACTGGCACCCAAACCCTTACCGGCACACGTCTTACAGTAGTCACCTTCTGGCGTTAAGCAGAACTGCATTGACCGTACAGGAACGACCTTGCCTTCATACTTATCCCAGTTGTCCTTGGTGATCATGACGTCTTTGCCGTTATCAATGGTAAAGCAACCCAGCCACAGTTTCTTGTTAGCAGGGTACATCATGACCATCTCGCCGACTTTAACGCCACAGTTATCTTGAACAACACGTTTGGATCCCATGATGCGCAGGATATCTTTAACCCTTGCACCACCTTCACCGGTTGCCTTACCACGGTTGTACGCGCCTTCGATCGCCGTGTTGATGTAGTCCACCATGTGACGCGGGTCCCAACCTTTGGTCAGTGGATCAACCAATGGCACCCAGGTATTGGTTTCAGAGTTATACTCGATACCAAACATAATGAACATACGTTTACGACAGTTACTGACGTAGCTCTTGTCGATGTAGAACGTAGCTGACTCACCTTTCATCTGGATTTCATAATCCAGGTTAACACACTGCTCAACGATGTCGTTAAACACCAGAGGATCAGACAGGCGGTCTTTGTTCTCTTTCAACAGGCGGTTCTTGAGATCCACCACTTCTTTACTGACAGTCAGCGCATCCTTAGACCCACACTTCACGATCGCGTAGAGAATGCCTTCCAGGAAGTTAGCGTTCTTGGAGATCTTCAGTACGTCACGTACCGGTGCCTTACCTTCGGGAACCGTTTCCCCTTCGGCTGGGTCATCTACCATGATGTCAGCAATAAAGTCACGGATCAGGCCAGGAGTGAGTTCACGGTTCTGATAAGGAATGACTTCACCCACGGCTTCCCAGAACATCACTACGTTAAACAGGAAGATACCAAAGGTCGTGGTCATCGCTTCGCCACGTAATGCGGCGTGGAAGTCCCCTGGCATATCGATAGTGTCTGCCATGGTAAACACAGGCTCTAACACATCACCTTCTAACGTATGCTCCGCACCTTCGTGGTCATGGAACTTAAAGGTTTCCCCCTCAATCCACACCGCATAGGGCCACTTAGATAAAATCGCCTTGGACTCTGCATCTTCGAACCCAATGGTGCAAACTGACAGCATCCACTCTTTACGCTTATACGCACGGTGAGCGAACGCGGCTTTTAAGAATTCAAACTTAGTCACGTTTAGTTCCCCGCAGGTAAGTTCAGCGATTTGACAATAGACTCAATACGAATTAACGCAGTGAGGTCATCAAGACGGCCGTCGAAGTAATTCAACAACGCTTCCTTTATACGGTCGTCATTGAGTTCACTAATCATATACAAGGAAATAACGTTGCGTCCGTATTCGATGTAACTTTCCAATGTATCCTGTTCCAGCAACACCCGAAGTTCATGCGCAAAGAAATTCAGGTAGTTTTCTACCGGTGAACCCAAGCCACCACCGTTACGGACGTGTTGATAACCCAGTGAACCGTCCAGAACATCTTTAGCTCCTACAACACGCTTGATAATGTTGTCAGGTGGAATGTCCTGGTTGTCATGACCGGTCAAGGAGGCACAGATAGTATCCAGGGTCACTTCAGACACATCATCCAGTATACACTCCAGTTCAGAGATGTCTGGCTCTTCCGTATCCATCATGGCTTTGGTGAATGCATGGATGAAACGGTACTTGGGGTGAACGTCAGTGGCCTGTAGCTGTGGATAGACAGTTGACATGCTGTCTTCAATTAACGTGACCACGAAAAAGAAGTCGGCAATGTCACACAGTAAATCAAGGTGGTCAAGTTCTAAATAATCATTATTTAGCGTAATGCCCATCTTATTGATTATGTCCCTTATGTTGTCGTAAATAATTTTACGTAAGGCCATACTGCGCATATTCGAATCAAGTTGCTCATCAACGACCAGCTCGATGATTTGTGTGCTCACCAAAGATTCAGGAAACGCACGGAAGACAATAGCGAGTCCTTTTTCAAAGAGTTCTACGTGCGGCTCGGGAATAGTTTCCATGAACTCGTTCCAAACGTTACCGCAATGATCGATAACCAAATCTCTGTTTATCAGAATGGTATTGTTCACCATTGTCATACAGTTAACCTTTTTATTTAAAGAGAGTCATAACATGACCCAGAAATTAAGTGATAAAATTCATGCGGATCGTTTGAAGAAACGTGCAGCCCGCGACGCAAAACGCAACAAGCCAAAGAAAGTGGCTGGTCATGCCCGTGTTCGCCAAGAACGTGTTGAGCGTTACACCAACAATGCCGTCGCAGGTCTGCTGGCGCGCGGTCAGGCTGTAAACGGTCGTGAACTGGCTATCGGCGACGTTATGCAGATGATTAACCACACCATTGAAACCAATGCGGGCGTTGGGTCTGTTGTTGAAACGCTGGAGATCCTGGAGCGCGAAGGCAAGCTCGTTATCTCTGAAGAACTCCGCACCACCATCGATGCGTTCGATCACGATGTGGTTCGCTTTAATGAGAACGCCGAAATCATCAACATCGCACTGCAAGGTGAAACCAACCTGCTGGGCGTGCCGCCTGAACTGCTGATGGATACCGGTTTCCGTTCTGACAGACTGGTCACTGAACTGTGTCCTAAAATCATGGCTGACGCAAGCGAGTTCACCACGCCAGTTGAAACCTACCTGAAAGAACATTATCCGAACCAGAACTACCGCCAGATTATGTTCAACATCGCACTGACCCGCTTAGCGCGCATTGCGCCGAAGTATGCCACTGCGCGTAATGCTGAAGCAGAAGAAGTCATCTGTGAAGATGAGGCTGCTGATATCAACCATACTCTCGATAATCGTGAGGAAGTATAATGTCTGACGAATTAGATCAAAAGATTGCTGCCGCTGCGGCCGCTGCGCAACCTGTGGATCAGACCCCGGTTCAAAAGAAACCGGTTACGCACCAGGACATCCAAACCGCAGAGAACACCGTTGCGTTTGATATCCTCCCCCCGCGTTCTCAGGTCACAGGTCAGTTTGATAAAAATGCCCCAGGCACCGTTTACATCAACGGCTTTATCGGTCTGAACAAAGACTCGTATGATCGTGTGTCAAATGAACAGGAACTCTGGCAGAACTACATCGCTGCTCAGCAGATGGGCATGATGTCGGACAAAGAGCTGCAGAAAGAAGGCGTAAGTCGTTCACAGATTGCTGCTCAGCTGGCCGTGTGGGAAGAGTACGTCGCCAAGAACATGCCGGATGTTGATATCGCTGTAGTGAACGAGCGTCAGCGTACCATCTTTGCATTCATCACCAACCTGGCGGACCCACTGCTGTTGCATTACCCTATCACGCGTGAAAAGGGTTTGACCAACGTCATGCAGCGCACCTCCTCGCTGGCCACCGGCGGTCTTAACGGTTTAGTGCCAAGCCGTGATCGCGGTAAGTTCAGCCTGAGCGATTACATGCGTCGTACTGCACTGTCAGTAAGCAACGACCCGTACAACTATGACCTGCTGCTGCGCAACTCTTTCCTGGCGTTCCGCTTTGCTAAACCTGACCGTCTGGAAGCGGGTGAGCTGATTGCTAACGTTGCGAAAGCCGTGCGTGGTCACGTTCGTACGGTTTCTCAGAACCTGCCTGCACTGGCTAACATTGCGGCGATTCGTGAAGTCTGGAAGTTCATTTGTAAGAAGATCATTATGTGTTCTACCAAAGACACCAATGACTTCGATGAGCTGGCGGATATCATTCGTATCACTGACATCAACGTCATGGGCGCTGCCCTGCTTGAGCTGTTCTATCCTCAGGGTGTGAACTTCAACCTGCATTGCCTGGCGAAAGACAGCTGTAACTGGTCAAGCCAGGACATTATCGATCCAAGCCTGCTGACCATTGATCGTAAGTGGCTGGATACCGCAGAAGAAGCGGCTGCGCTGGCGAACATGAACAACTTCTCTCGCAAGTATTCTCGCGAAGAGTCACTGGCGTTCATTGACAACACCAACTACCAGCACGATATCGAGCCGGTGTGGAACGAGCAGAAAACTGCCTGCTTTATCCTGGGTGTGCCATCGCTGACCGAAAGCTTTGAAGCAGAAGAGTTCTTTGCCAACGTTGTGCAGAAAGAACTGAACACCATTCGCGAAACCTCAATGACAGAAGAAGAATATGTCAACCGTCGTGAAGAGTTCCTGAATGGTCTGGTTGGTACTGACTACCTGCATTACATCGCTGAATACCGCATCATGCCGCCGGCGGGTACTGACGGTGAACCGGTGATCCTTCGTCGTCGTGAAGAAGATCCAACTGAGTTCAACAAAGGTATCCTCAAGATCATCATGGAAAACGACGTGATGGCAACGAACCTGGTAGCGGCTGTGATCAAGCACTATCCGTTCATGAGCCGTACCTTTGTGGGTCTGGCAAACTATGCATGTGAAAACTGCAAAGGTCAGAGCGATGCCTATGAAGACCTGGGCTACACGCCTATCAACATCGTGTCGGCGTTTTTTACCCTAGCCAACCTGATGTATACTGGACGGTCGAAGGTTGGCGAGAATGCAAGGCAAGAAGCCCTCTCGGGACTTTCTCGATAGAGAATGACCAATACCGATCGCTTGTGAATAACCTGTTGGGTAAGGACACTCGACACGTTTCACGGGATAGGATGATTTTCCATTCGCGTCTTTTATATCAGGTGCGGATGGGATACGTGGATTTAGAACACCCGCGTGCTCATCAATCCATTGCCTACAACGTTGAGGAACATCTGTACGACCATGATTTGTCTGTCCGTTCTATTGGACGTGGTTATGCCATGCGACGACTCAAGGACCAGATGCCTCTCGAGCTTTACCTTCATTTACCCATTGACCACTCTGAGATGTTAATCGAAGGGATGTTGATGGGTGAAGAAGAACGTGCCAACATGGAGAAGCTAGCAGCAGAACGTGCCGCCAGTGAAGAAGAGACACGTAAAGCAAAAGCCGCCCAAGGTTTTAACGACATTCATGAAAACAACAATCAGTGAGGGCTTCGGCCTTCATTGATTTTATGTCACGTTTCCCCCTATCGAGGTTTATATGAAGAGCGATGCTTACAACGCACCGGAAATCGAAGAGCTGGTAGTTGCACAGCCCATCGAAACTCCAAAAGTGCAAGAGCCAATTACCATCAAGGCCATTGCCGCAGAAGTTGAACAAACCAGTAACGAGAAGTTCTGGCGTAATGAAGTGGATATCTATTTCCGCTACCTGAACGGTGAACGTGGTTACAGCAAAGACGCTGACCGCTTAACCAACAACATCGGCTTTATGCAGCGTACCGGCACCATGCTGAGCTACGACTACAAGGAGTTCGAAGATTGTATCCTGTATCTGATTCAGAAACTGCGTAACAATCCCAAGGCTTCTGCTGATGGTCGCTTCTTCCGCTTCCTGGAAGGCTGTGAGATCACCTATTCTCATACCGCCATGGCACAGTACCGTTTACTGATGAGCTGGTGTATCCGTGTTGCAGGCTCCTGGCCGACGCGTGTTAAACTGGCCAAAGGTACCGACATCGAAACAATGATCGTGGGTATGCGTACCGAAGCCAAAGATAACCTGAACCTGTTTGTCCGTAAGATGGCGAACTTTGCTATTCAGTAACTGACGCGCATAAACACTACCTCTACCCTTGCGGGTAGAGGTAGGTATGTCTTTCTTTTTTTATTCTACTTCTACATCTTCATCGGTTAATGACTGCATGAACTTCGGCATCAACTCCTGCTGAACCATGATCTCTTCAAACTTCTCAATCACGGTGTCATAGCTTGGGAAGTTAAACAGTTCTTCGCACAGCATGACCGCATTGGCTTCCGGACTACTTGCATAGTTCACGGCAATCTCACGCTGCTTCAACGGATCCTTACCTTGAATACGCACCACCTCAATCTGTGTGGTGTAGTTCGATACGTTCTCTGTGACCGTTGCGTAAGGATATGCCCCGGCTACGTCAACGTCCGATACCGCAGAACGACCATTACTGTAAACATCGTACAGACCATCAAACAGAATATAACCTTTACTGGCGTTCTTCTCAGTTTCCAGCAAGGCAATCCAGTCACCCAAGGTTGGCAACATGTCTGCGAACTCACTCTTACCACCACCCGCACAACCCCATACATAACCGTTGTCGCGAGCAATATAAGCAAGTGCATCGGAGATGATACGTGGCTGACTTGGATAGTTGAAGTACTCAGATGCTTTGGTCAACAGTGGGAAGGACATCGACAGATCCAGTGTCTTGTCGTTCAGGTCTTCAATGACCCAGTTATCCTTGATGTTGTACATGGAGTAGATGAACTTGTGGTTCTTCTGCATGTAACGGTGCCAGTCCGCCTTACCTTCAATGAGGTGACTACCTTCATCAGTATAAAGCTTACCATCCACCCCTTCACGCTTCGCACAGTCATTCAACGCGTAAGAGTCCAACTTGCCACTTGGTGCGCGCTTAATCGCATAGAAGCTCATGAAGTCAAGCCACTGCCATTTCGCCATACAACGAATCGTTGGGAACTTCTCTTGCGGTTCTAACGGAGACTTGTCGCCATTCTCCTTGATCTTGTGTGTACGACCACGGTCAAGACGATAGTGAGTAAACTCATCAGGAATACTCGGGTCACAGTAGATACGTTCCAGAGGACGACTGTCTGCGTTCAAGCCCTGTTCGTTTTTCTCCATATCGTAAGTTGCGTTCCATGAAGCCACTAAATCAGGACTCCACATATGGAAACGCTTTACGCAGTTCTCAACAACTTGACCTGGTGTATCAAAAATCTCGTACTCAAAGACCGTGATGCCGCGATTACGCTTCTCTTCAGCAAACCGTTTCTCTTCTTCTTCAGCCAGACCTTTTAAGATCTCGTCATCAGACAACCCATCCCACCAACTACGAACAGTGGCAAAGTAAACCTTGTCACGCATGGTCACAGACGCCATCATGACCGGCTCACCTTTCTTGGTCATGTCAGTTTCAACGTCGTATGCCGCTACACTAAAACGCTCGGTCTGCTGGTACTCTTCGTACTTATCAAAGAAACGCTGTTTGATAAATACCGGTGCTGATTGGTCACAACCAAAGACATACGGGTTACTTAATACCTGACGCAAGTTGGCTTTTGGATCAGGTGAACCGTGTAAGACTTTGGTGATCATGTACGCTAATTTGGCTGTGTTACTTTTAAACTGTTTGCACTTCTTAGCTTCAATATAGTCTTTCTGCTGCTTAAACTTCCGGTGCTCCGGTTTAACAATCCAGAAGGGCTGCTGGAAATTCTTCATTAAAGTGTAATCTTCACTACGACTACCGTCCGCGTGTACGTTGGTTATTTTAATTGCGGTTAGGTCGTCGAAGCGCTCGGCTTTACTAAAACCTTGGTGAACGTGTTTACAAACACGCCCCACGATAGGCGATTTAACGGTATCTGCCATTTATTATAGCCTCGACATTTTATGTTCAATTCAAACTATGTAATATCCTTCTCAGTAATAAAATAAGGAACCTCTCCATGTTCGGTATCGATTTTTTACGACAGGGGAAATTGTCGGGGTTAGAGTTCATGGACTTCGTGACCAACAATTTCGCCGATGAATTAACTGCTGCCATTGAACCCCACGTAACGATCAATCGTGCCGAAGAAACCGTGTTAAACGGTTCTGTGAAGGAAGCTATCCTGCCGGTCATTGAAAAGTACACTGGGTTCAAAAACATCACTGTGGAAATGATGGACTTCGCCAACTTCATGGTGGATGTCGGTTATCTCTCTCCAGGCAATATTTTGAACATCAAAGGTATTGAAGACTGGTTTGATGTTACTGACAGCACATTGAGTCAGTGGTACAGCAAGAACAAAGGCAAGATGTTTAAAGGCACTATTGACTACCGTACCGGTAAAGTCGGTGGCGCTTATGCTGAACTGCCTATCAAGCTCTACCTGGGCCGTCCAGTGGGTGACATCTTTAAACGCAGTGAAGTCAAGAAGCTGAACATCAGCGTAGCGACCATGATTGCGGCGTGCATTGCGCATGAGATGGGACATTGCTTCTCTGCTTGCTCTACGGTAGATACCACAGCTAACGATAACTTCGTGATCCGTGGTGCGCTGGCAACCCTGGGTGCAGCCAACACCAAAGAGAAACGTGTCGCGGTTATCCGCAATGCGGCTGTGCTGTTGGGTGGGGACATCAATACCCGTGACAACGTGGAAGCCATGGTAGAAGACGAAGACCGTGTTAACGATATCGTCATCTATTTCAACGCGCTGATCTCTCGCCGTAACACCCGTCGTGCATTAAGCCTGGGTGTAGACCAGATGTCTTCTGAAGTACTGGCCGACATGTACGCGATTCGCATGGGCTTTGATCGTGGCATTACTGCAACACTCAAGATCTTTGCTGCGGGTCGTGTAGGTAACATTGCACAATCCACTGGTGTGATGTCTCTGCTGGTTGCAATAGCCTTTATTCAGTTCGCTCCTATTGCTCCTCTGTTGTACCTGGGGATCATTGCCGCAGGCTTCCTGGTTAGTTTTGTTTTCGTCTACGGAGCGATGTCTTACTCTGGCGATTACAACAGTCCGTTCCGTCGTTTTGAAGATGCTGTGCGTCAGCTGATTGCCAAGCTCAAGACCATGGAGTTAACGGGTAAAGAGCGTTTGGAAATTGCAGAACGCGCTGCTGCACTGCTTAAACAGTGTGAAGAGCTTCGCCCGATTATTGCCGGTACCGTACTGGACCGCGCACTGGGTCGTTTGATTCAGGGTTCTGATTTCAAATACCAGGAGTTCGAACACTTCTCACAGGTTATTGCCAACAATGAGTTGGAAATCCTGAACGTCAAAATTGCCAACTTATCCGCATAAGGAACCGTTATGTCACACTTAGATCATGTCGTCCGCGTTAAACAGAAACTCGCTGAGTTGGGTGTAACGTGTCCTTTCAAACAGCGCGACCTTATTGATATCGCCTATAAGGATGCGTTGGTGGCTCATCACTTTACCGTGAACCCAACCTTTACCCTGACTGATAAAGAGCGCGATTGCTATCGTCAACAGATCGACCGCTGGAATGCCGTGTCACCGATCGGTTATGACGCCATCTACTCCGGTGTAATCTCTACGCTGAACCTGCTGTACGCCAGCCTGTCTACCACGGGTCGTACCGCACAACCCCTGCTGGTGTTGGATGTAGAAGGTGGACCGGTACTGAGCGAAGAGCAGAGCTACCGTGACCTCGTGGCTTACCTGCGTCAAGAGGTGAAAAAGGCCCATGAATAATACGGTTACCGTTGAGGGTCTGGGAAAGTCGGACCCCATTGACACCATCCGCTTTGATGAGGTTGATGAAGCCAGCATTGACATGACCGAGATCATTGACTACGACAAGCAGTTAAAGGTCCACAAGATCGTGTCGGGTGTAGAGAGCTTTGTTAGCACAGGTAAGCTGGATGCAACCACTGCCCTGTACATGGGTGTTGCGACTCGCTCAACCAAGATGGATCCACTGGGTTCGGCTTACAACACTCGCTTTGGCGGTGAAGGTTTCTTCCAAACCACCATGAAGGCGCTGGAAAATGGCATCCTGGCCGTGATTCGTTTTATCAAGAAGATCGCCCTGTGGGTCGTTGATAAGATTCAGATTCTGTTTGGTCTGAAGCCAAGTGACCGTCAAGCTGCCGCGGTGAAAGAGAAGATGCCGGAGATCAAGCAACAGATCGGCGCCTATCTCCTGGCCATGGGCTTCCCTGCACATCTGGTGGATCTTGAAAAGTTCCTGGAAGACATGCCCGATGGTCGCTACAACAAATCTCTGAAGTTCATGAGCACCAAACTGGTGAGCAAAGAACACTACCTGGAAAATTTCACGCAGATTCCAGGTCTGATTCAGGGTGTGTGTGCGGCTATCGCCAAAGGCACCAAGAAAGCCAAGCTGGCCAAGAAGCGCTTCTCTGAAAACCTGCAGTTCATTGTTCGCAAGAGCAAAGAGCCGGGCTTTGACTTCGATTATCAGGGCGGCGTTCTGCGCGAAGACATGATGGAAGTGATCCGTGCACTGAACTACAGCGAGATTACTCCGGGCTTGTCTAAGCTGCTGGGCGTGGTGATGCAGCAGACCTACAGTGAAGATGACTTTGCCAAACGTTCTATTGAGATTGCGCAACAGATCACGGCATCGATCACAACTGCACAGCAGGCTGCTGATGTTCCGTTCCTGAAGAAGGTCGATCAGATTCTCGCTAAGACCACTATCGAGAACTTTGAACACCTGGCTGGTCAGAAGAAAGACATGCATGAAACGATGCGTGAACTGTTTAACTTCACCAGTGCTGATGAACTGTCCCAGATTACCATGCTGAGCAATCTCACTGGTGATGGTCGCTACCTTGGCTTCTATCAGCAGATGGCAGGTGCGGTTAACGTCTATACCAACTTCTCAAAGGTCACTGTGGAAATCCTGCGCCTTGCCGGTACCACCTTCAGTGACCTGGGCAACTGGTATGCCAAAGCCAATGCGTTTATGCTGGCAGCGGTAGCTAACGACGTTCAGACCGTGGGCAAGATGATGCTGGAAGCACAGCAGCGTGCTATGCGTGAAGGTCGTCCATTTACCGTGGACATGTACCCGAACGGCGTACCAAAGCTGGTAGCAGTAACTGAAGCCGAAGCACAGACCGTGATGGAGAAAGCTGCTGATATCTCCGACCTGGTTATCGAAAACAACCTGCTTAACATCCGTACCGCGGTAAACAACTTCGGTAAAGATGCGGGCCTGGGCAAGCTCTTGTAAGGACGCGCTCACCATGATTGTCAACCTCGAAAATATCCAGACGTTAACGGATGACCTCGAAAACACCCTGACCCGTACCCTGGGTTTTGAACTGCCCGCAGAATTGAGTTTTGAAGAAGCCATGCAGTTAGTGAGCACGATTCAGGACCCGCTGCGTACACAGATCAAAGAACGTCTTACCACACGAACGTATGCCATTGACAGCAGTGACCTGCGTTGGACTATCCTGAACATCGTGGTGCGTTTCGGTGTGCGTTTCGGCGGCATGCGTGCAGTTGGGGAAGAAGTGTGTCAGGAATTCTACGACGCATTATCCCAAACTGCTGACCGTGTGTTTGAGATGCTGCAGAACCCGGGCCGTGTTCCACCTACTCGTTATGGTTACTTGAAAAGTATCGTAGCGGGATTTGTGTGTGGTTTCCGCGACTACGACTGCAACCGCATCAAGTTTGTCAACAAGCAGAACTTCATTGTATTAGACGACGAGCAGGCCAGCCGTTACTACGGACCCAGCGGTGAGTTCTCGGGTATCAGTGAAGTGATCACGAATGTGGCAAAAGAGTACTGCCTCACCGTGAACAACGCGTACAGTGGTTTACCGCGTCTGGTTGATCGCATGGCGTGGGTAGGAAACAAAGAGGACCTTCGGGATCTCAAAGTTCACCTGCAACAGCGTTTGTACCTGATTCGTGTATTCAACGAACTGTTAGATGACTTTTAATAAATAAACTACTACGCCCTAGGGCGTAGTAGTTTACTGTTATAGGCTGGTTACATCGTGTTGTAAGAAGTCGACCTTGACATCTTCCTGGACGCTTGGCAATTTGTTATCACCCAACACCAGTTTCTTGCGGACACTGAACCCACTGAGTTCATCCACGGCTGAGATTACATCCACAGTGCTGTCACCGCTTACCGCATTGATCTTGACATCCACGACATCAGACGGCAAGTTTTCCATCAACGCCTTCACCAGAGAAGACACACCCACGGTAATGTTACCAAACAAGAAGGTATTCAGTACTTTCGGCGTGTTGTTCTTCAGTGAGGCTTTCAGGTTAGTGTTCTGATAGCCAGAGCGAGTCAGGTAGTAGGTAACCTCAAACGACAGGTCCTGACGCAGCACAGAGTAGTAGTTAGAGTTCACTACCACTTTACGCCAACCCAGCTTGCTCTTCGGCTGATAGAGTAAACGGGTCTTGTCAATGATCTGCTGACTGAACAGGTCCAGGTCAAGACTGATGGTATCCGCCAACATGTCTTTTACCGTTTGTGCAAACGTCAAGTCATACTGATCTTTACTCAGCTGATAGACGCCGTCAAAGCCCACGAAGTCCCAATGGTAGTTGAGTTCACGTGGCGCCAACTGCACGTAGTTACCTTGCGCATCCTTGACCCAATCTCCCTTGCGGTGTTTATAGATTGGACCGCCCGCATCAGTGAGCATGGCTTCACCTTTAGCATGCTTCAGGATAGGCAGGTTATCGGGACCCAACACCATCTGTCCGTCTTTCTCTTCGTACACGTTGTCTTCATACACATCCGGGACGTTGAAGTCATACTGCTGATACTGACCTTCTCCTACCAGAGGACGAATACGGTTGTACAGACGATCCAGACGCTTGCCCAGTGTTAACTCGACATCGGTCATGATGATAGCTTGCATTGGATCCGGGAACAGTGAGTGATCGATCATGCTGTCTGAACTGATCACTGTTTGCCACGTACCTACACGGCGCAGGATAATAAAGGAAACATCAAGGTCCAGTGCAATTGGGGTATCGGGTTGAACTTTGCCATACTGACTGAAGTTAGTGATGTGGAGCTGATCGCCTTCATCCACGTCCAGGTTACTTTCCAGACGGAAGCGATAGACACGCTCACCTTCTTTGGTTTTGTAGGCGAGTTCGCCGCGCAGGTTAGCCGGCTCATTACTGCCTGACACCATAACGCTTAACTGCATGCCGACCTGTTCATCTGTCAACAGCTTATAGCTCTGACCAGAACTGGTTTGCGCCATGATGGTGTAACCGTTGTTCTCATACTCTACCGTCACCGCATCGATACCGGTTTCAATTCCCAAGTTGGTGTTCTCTTCCTGGAAGCTTTGAATCCCAAACTTCGGCTTATCCAGATAGTACATGCGGATAGCTGCTTGGTTCTGGGTAGTATCAAACACGTAGTGGAACGGCAGGTAAGCCAGACTGGTGCTTTCCATATAGGCGATTAACGCGTTATTGGTCATCGCCGCAATATCACGACGTTGTGCAGCAGTCACAATCTGAGGGACCTGCGAAGTCACGTCAAACATGGTGCCCGCCGGCACCGTAACACGCGCACCGTTATCAATGGCAACACCTGTGTTCACCAAGCCCCGGGCTGAGATCAGGTTAGTCCCCACAAAACAGTTGACTCCAGAATAGAAGTCTTTGTTGGTTTGCAGCGGCAGTTCTTTGGTTAAGGAGAACAAGCGAGACGTAACAAAGTCGATGCTCTTCACCGCCGAGTAACCGTAATCTTCAACAGAGCCGATCAGGTTGTTTTCCGTGATAGGCAAGCTACGCAGACGACGACCGTTCACCACACCGTATTTGATCTTACTGAACGAGGTTGGAATAGTACCGCCAGAGATAGGCGTGTCAAACTTCCACAACACACCACCCATATTCGTCAGGAAGTCAGAATACTGGTTCAGCTCGTTGTTGTTGTAGCGGTAGTCACGATAAGCCGGGATGTAGTCAGACAACTCGTTACCGGTGAAGTCCTTGTCCACGGTACCTTTAGTGGTATAAACGTACAGCGACACCGTCCCTACGCCTAAACCGTTCTCAATATAGATGTCGGGAATGGCAAAGGAGAAAGCACTGTTAGAGGTGTCCAGGTCAATGGTCATCGTCACTGAGCCAGGATCAAACACCGCCTTGTCGTACGCTACCTGGATCTCACGCTTCACACCGTCAGACTGCGTGATGTAGGCACGGATGCCGTACAGGTAATCAGAGTACGCGCGTGTACCCGAACAACCCGCTGCTGTGGTCGACGGAATACTGGCATCAAAGCTACAAGCAAGCTGACGAACCGGAACTTCAATAACCAGATACTCTTTGCTATTGATCGTGCGGACTTTACGCTTCAACACGTTACTGGTGATGGCATTGAACGGGTTATTGGTGGTTGAGTCATATACCACCTGCACGCCGGTGCGTTCGTTGTAACGGATCTCGATGCCGTTTTCGATCGCAAAGGTATAACCTGCCACATCCACTTCGGTGTCTTTCGGGATCAACAGTTTCTGATAACTCAGGTTCACCCCATTAACCGTACTGGTAGCGGTAGGGGCAAAGGCCTTGAGGTTATCCATGGAGATGATCAAGTTCATACGGCTAGCGGCAGGTGTACCAAACAAACCGTAATACTCGATGTCATTCATGTTACGCGACAGGTCAGCAATCGAGGTTGCGTGTGCCGGGAATACTTGACTGATCGCATCACTCAGCGAACTCAGGAAACCAAATCCCACCCCGATGGTTAAGTCAGCACAGAACACCACGGGATGTGTACCTGAGTTGATGTTGACCTTTTGATCGAACCAGGCTTTTTGAAGACTGTCCACGACGTAGTTCAAACCACGAATCGGGTTAGCAGCCAACTTGGTGGTTGGTGTTATTTCAATGCTCATCGTTTCACCCAATATTCCAGCGTCATCTTATCCAGATTGATATACGGATAGACACGCTCATTGTTATTGCCATAATACTGATCGAATTCCAGCATGCGGTATTTGGTATTACGGATCTCATCACGCATGTCATTATTAAAGTATTCCGTGGTGGCATTAAACATGCGCGCCACAGTAACGTTACCATAACGGAAAGCGATCGCATCAAAGTTGATGTCGAATTCATCTTGGCCTTGACCGCGCAGAGAGTTAGTCGTGCGGTCAATTGCTGAGAAGGCCCCTGACGGATACGTCGTCGGCACACAGCTGGCGTTACAGAAGATCCACTCAATGTTCCGCATGTTGCGGTTCAGGATAATGTGGTAGATGCGACAGTCGTAATCCTGGTAGCTTTGCTTTAATGCCTCAGGGTACGGCTCCAACCCGTGGTCACCCAACGTCACTTCATTTATATAGTTCAGCCAGGTTTCAAAGATATAAGGAAGGAACTTAGGTTGGGACATGTGGAAGCTTTGACGCATGGGATAAGCGCCATTGTGCTGCAAGATCCCACTGATCCAACGATACACTTCTTGACGGAAACCCGGTGAACTGGTGGAGACATTTAGCGAGAGATCTGGAAAGCCGTTGCTGGTTTTACAGTAGTTCGTCAGAGGTGTCATCCAGGCAGTGAGAGGATCCAGGAAAGAGACAGCTCCGCTATTTGCGGCTCCCCATTGTTTATCAAGCAACCCTCGCACATAGCTCATTACGCTATTGGGACGGCTCCGATAGAACGGGAATAAGCCAGGGTATCGTGAGACGTTCTCATCTGAGAGGTTTAAAAGGGGGCGCGATACAAAAGGCAATCCTATGGCATCGTCGGCTATGGGGATGAATTGGTGTCCTGGACCAATGATTCTCAGGCCGGACAATGATTTAATTACCGGACTCTGTACTCCAGGTCCACCTTGTTCCGAAAAAGCATAATCCAGCATTGACGTTATTTGGTCTGGCGGAATTGCGGATTGCGTTTTCGACTGTTCTACATTTTGTTTTAAAATTTCGGGACGAGCTAGACCCGGTGTTTTCAATAACCCGGCCAGATCGTTTATATCAAATTTTTCACTCATAATTTAGCCATAAGAGGTTAGTATGATAGGGTCTATTATCGGCGTTAGTCGATTGCTGCTTGACACAGCAAAAATGATTTTTCCTGAGAATGGAGAAGTTGCCGCAGCTTCCAACGTAGCGGATAAGGCCGGCAATACATACAATTTGCTGACCAAGCACAGTGTTGTGCAAAGCGGCAATCGCACTTTAGTAGCACCGATTGTAGGTGTGGACAAGACGATTGTACACGCTAGCTACATGCAAGCTGTGATGCAAGTTGTTATGGCGCGCGACATGCACGCTGTCCTGGCACACATTTCTATCAAGAACGCAGAACGCATGGGCATCAAAATCGATGAGATCATCGGTGGTGTTCAACCGCGTCGTGCAGGTTTAGTTTCTCTGGCTGGCTGTGAAGCAATGAACGGCAACGGACCTGCACCTGGTAAGTTTAATAAAGGTGGCAACGATGGCTCCGAAGGAACCGAAGTGGGCAATAGCAGCGATACTGTTACTATTGGTGGCAAGTCTTATTCAGACATCACAGAGTACACTCCACTCGCAATTGGACGCGTTGTCGTCGCCACGGCACATGGCCCAAATGGCGGAAAGGTAGAGCTTCCTCTGACCTTCCGTGAGATCCCGATGCCAATGAACCCAGCACAACTGCTGAACGTGTTCCAGGCGGCGAAATCTGAAGACGGTTTCTTTGCTCGTCTGAACATGTGGCAGGCTGGCGAGATCACTGGTCCGCAGTTCTTCTCTGGTAGCGATGTCAACAAAGAGAAGTTCAACATCAAGAACAAAGATACCACCGGTTACTTTGAAGAGATGGCGAAACGCGAGCGCATCAACAAGGCGCAGGCAATCCGTACCGGCGTTGTATCCATGAACACCATGGCGAACACCTTTATCATGAGTTCCGACACTGCCAAGCAGATCGAACTGACTATCGGTAAACGTTTCTCCAACGGTCGTAACCTGGATGCCATCTTCCGTGCTGTGGATGCTTCTCGCATCGTTATCTGCGATGAGCGTAACGGTGTGTTTGAATTCCTCACCAATGGCGACAGCCTGGTTGAAACCTTCACGCTGAAAGAACTCGAAACCAAAGCCAAGAAAGCTGATGGCGCCGATTCTCTGGAAGCACTGGCCCGTATTCTGGCAGGGAAATAATTATGTCTGATATTAGCGCATACGCCTCCAGCGTAAAAAACGTCAGCCGCAAGAACATCTTAACGCTGATCTCTACCATCGACGTGACTGCACACGATCTCATCGATCATGCTAACCGTCTGGAGAGCGCAGGCCTTACGTTAAGCAATGAGAGCGGCGCTTGGGCGGTTACCAAGTCTATCTCTGGCAACGTAGCCAAAACGGTTCCACAGTTCAACGCAGGCACGCCTACGCTGTCTATCGTGAAAACTGTTGCCGAAGTGATCACTCACCTTACCGACTACCTGAAGAAACAAGTAGCGGGTTATAAGGAAGAGCTGTGGTCAGGCGAAACCATGACTGTGCGCCAGGTCTATCTGCTGTCTACCGTTGAACAGCTGGACTTCTGGACCCGTTATGCCACCAAGCTGCTGGACGTTTTGCTGAGCATGTCTTCAGAAACCGGCTTCGTTCTGGATAAGTATCTGACCAAGAACGAACTGATGTTCCTGAACGGCTCCTCGCTGTACTTCAGCAACATCACTGCTTCTCTGCTGAAAGGCAAGACTGTGCTGATGAAAGAGATCGACGCGATCCCTGAAATCGATGCAGACGATCAGTCAAGCATGGAGATCATGCAGGGGTTGGGCGGTAAGAAGCCAGAGATGGCACGCGGTTTCGGTATTCATTATCTGAACCCGAAATACTGGTACGACAGCCTGATGCGTGAGATCGACCTCCACCGTATCCGCAATGCCCAAGAGCAGAACGAATACCTGGGGATGAAGATCAACCAGGCAATCAACCAGAAAAACGGCAGTAATGATGCTTCCCTGGATCACCGTATCGAAGTTTACCGCGAGAAGATCGTGAAGAACTCCGGCACGATTAACAAGATCGTTGAAAGTTATCAGTAACCGTTCATCTATTACTGAGGGGTCACACCCTCAGTAATAATGATTTTATGATGATTTTCGACATCCCTCCTTCTTACTGAGGTTATTGCCCTATGAGTACGTTTGTACGCGCTAAAAATGGGTTTGTTAATGGAGCGGTCACCAACGCAGACATTATGGCTGCCAAGGAAGTGGTTCGTGCGTTCTTAAACAGCACAACCCAAGACTACGCCCAGAAAACCAATCCCATCATCTATCAGGAAGTGCTGCGTGCAGCGCGTTGCTTGATCGGTGAAAACTTCCAGGACTTCTTGGAAGCGAACTACAAAAACGGTATCGGTCCGTTGGCTTCGATTGTGAACACCATCGTTCTCTATTTGAATGACAAGTGTTCTGCTCGTGCAATCATGAGCGACATTCGTTGTGCTGAAGAGATCGTCCACCACAACAACAACACCTCTGGCGCCTGGGATCGTCGTTTCATTACCAGCACCCAGAGTTCAGCTCGCTACTCCATGGCGTTGACTGACAACATCTCTAACTTTGATTATTACCGCTTGCTGCGCGGCGTAGGCATGGAAAACATGGCACGCATCCTGCTGGCCCTGCTGGGAGAAACCCGTTATGACAACTGAGCTTGATGAGCAAATGGCGGCGATCTCTGTGGTGAAATCCCTGGAACTGATGGAAACGGTGAAAGACAGCCGTGACCTGAACAACATCACTAACCAAGTGTTGAGTTCCAGTAACCGCGTACAAGAGATCAAGACCCTGCTGGAAAATACCGAGGATCACCAGATCTCTCCGGAAGATGCGATTACGATTGATGGCGAACTCAGCGAACTCAAAGTAGTAGAGATCGACGACGGGCACATTACGTACAACGCACACCGTGTAGCGGGCGCTGAAAGCTTTGGTCGTACCATTCGCCCCAAGGACTATCGTCTGACGCGTATCGCGGCCTGTGAGAGCTTCCTGAGCGATACCCTGGAAACCGCCAAGGTGTTTACCAAACGCCTGGGACAGAACTTCCACGACGCGTATACGCTGGCTGTTGAGGATACCGAGTCTCTGATCACCCGCTTCAAGATGATTGATCGTGCGCTGAAAGACATGGGTGACTTCAAAGACGGTCTGGAGCAGTTCAACCTCAGTGCGCGTCTGTTTAACCTGTTAAAGGTTCAGGGACAGGTAAAGGAAGACTGGCAGAATCAGATTACTAATCTGTTCAAGACCACTTCTGCGCTGACCAACAACTACTACGACTATTCAGAAAAAGAGCTGACGCAGATCATGGCGTTCTTCTCTCGCTTTGAAGGCGTAAGCTCTGACGAGGAAGCCACACAGATCCTGATGCAGGTTGGACCTCTGCTGAATGTTCCTGCGTTCCGTGAGTGTAAGATCGATATCTCAGATAAGAATGTGCCTTGGCTCCGCCAGTTGCGTTCTGTGGAGCTTATGGGTGGTCGCTACCTGATTGATACGCGCTGGAAGGATCCAATCAAAGTCAAAGATGTGAAAACCATTGATGACTGGTTTGATTCTCGCGTGCAGGATCTGGGTGTGCGTTTCAATAAGCGCGAGTCAGCTAACTTCATCGACCAGGAACAGCTGATCAATACCTTTGGTGCTGCCACCATTCGCCACATCTGTCAGATCTCTATCCAGATTCTGGAGAACTGGCTGAAGATCTGTAACAAGGCGATCAAGCACCGTATCTCTGAGCGTGACTACGAGATCGTGGGAAGCAACCTGACCAAGATGCCGATCAATGAATCGAACAAGCATCGTGTAATGGCCATGTACTCCATGATTGTGCGCAAGAACCAGCAAGACCTGTTGGATCTCAATGCGGACTTTACGCGTTACCTGGTGATCACCCTGAACGCCATTGCCAGCCTGTGCAATGACTCTATTAACTTTGCCAAATCGGTGAGCTAATGTCTGAGCTTAGAGAGTTGTACGTTGATTGCCGTGTTCATCATGTCGACTTGCTAGACTCAATGTCTACGCTCCAGGCGGTGGTCAAGTTAAATAACCGTGCGGGTAATGAAGATTTCGCGGAATCCATGAAGTCACTGGGGGCAGGTGCGCTGTCAGTGGCGAAGTGGGCAGGTGGTCATACTCTGGATCTGCTGGACAAAGGCATTAAAACTGCGGGAGCACAGCTCACCAAAACCTTTGACAGCAACAAGTCTCTGATTGGCAAGATTCCTAATGCTATGAAAGATGATGAAAACCACGCCTTTACTTTCTCGGGTCCATTGGTCGGTGCATTGACCAGTACGGGGCAGTGGAGCGATTTCGGTTCTGATCTGGATGAGTTGATCAAAACGCTGGAAGGGTTCCAGAAACACGCGCATGACGTTAAAGATCATTTGAGTCGTGAATTGGTGGTAGCTCGCAAGTTAAAGAGTGTCAAGACCACCAACGATGTCATGAACGTTGTGCGTGAGTTCGAGGGACTTCATTATCCCGAATACAAACTTCCTCACAAGAACGGCGAGTGGACGGTTTCAGAGGTCTTACCGGGTGGCAAGGTCATCAAGTGTAAGTTCAAGGACAATGATGTAGTCTATTCTATGTCTGGAGACAAGCCAGCTGGTGAATCTCATACCCTCGAAGCATCCAAGTCTGATCTTCAGTCGGTCCTGGCAAAAGTTGCCAAGCTCAATGATCTGCATCTGCAGGTTAAAGGATCTTATGCTGATTATCTTGATTTCGTTAAAAGCTGGTCTTCTGTTGTAGAAGAAGCTAGCAAAGGTTTAAGTGAAACAACTAACGTAGGTTCTCAGATTATCTCTGAAGCCGAGTCCATCTTAAAAGGTAATGCTCACGCATTAGCATTTTATAGTGGTTTCACTCCACGCGTGGTGAGCTACGTCGATAAATACATCCAAGACGTCTTAGGTGTCTTATCGAAAGTTATTTAATTAAATAAACTTTTACTTAAGTAAAAAATCTCCAAGGAGTTTTACACATGTTTAATCCATCACTGTATGCGGGTACCGAAGATCTGGACCTGAACGAAGAAGGTTCTCAGGGTACTCTGGATCAGGTAGCAGAAACCGTTTCTGAAATTCGCGCTGAAGTTGCTGAAGCCAACGCCGAAATCCAGGAGCAGGGCGAAGTTCTGGAAGAAGTCTCTGAGCAGGTTTGTGACATCCAGGAAGCGACTGAAGAAGTTCAGGACCTGGTTGAAGGTATGGAGTCAATGCTGGCTTCTGGTAACTTCGACGGCCGTGCGTTCGCTTCTCTGTACAACCAAGCGTTCAAAATCACCGACAAACGTCTGGGCGGCGCTCCGGAAACTGCTGCTCCGCGTATGGGCGCAGAAGATCTGTACGACGTCTCTACCGCTTCTTCTCTGGCGCGTGACGGTATGGAAGGCTTCATGGATAAAGTGAAAGGCGCTGGTGCTGCTGTTATCGCTTTCATCAAGAAGATCTTCAACACCGTTGTGAACTTCTTCATCGGCCTGTTCAACAAGAACAAAGCCATGAAACGTCGCATCGAAGGTCTGAACGCTGATCTGAGCAAAGACGGCCTGAAGCTGAAAGAGAAAGTCAAACTGGGCGGCTGGAACGGCTACATCGATTACGAAGCCAAAGGTCTGAACGGTAAAGTTGTTGAGCTGGCAGAAGTGTCTGCACCACTGGGCGCATACGCCAACCTGCTGGACGGTGAAATCACCCTGGCTGAATTCGGTACCGCGTACAAAGCGCTGGTTTCTGGTCTGAAATCTAAAATTGCTGGCGCTGGCGCAAGCAAAGAAGAGAAAGGCCAACTGGTTGCACAGATCGCTGGCATCCGCGTTGTTCTGCACACTGGCGAAGGCGAAGCGTCTGACCTGAAGAAAGCTGGCGCCCTGGCTCGCGCTCTGAGCATGAAGACTGTTAAAGCTGATAACTTCAGCAAACTGACTTCTGGCGAAGTAGCTCCGAAAGTCACCAGCGCTGCTGCTCTGAAATCTCAGCTGAACATCGTTAGCAATGCTATCGGTAAACTGGAAAGCGGTAAAATCGACCAGAAATTCGCTGCTGCTAAGCGTGACAAACTGATCGGCTACATCAATGCTTCTGCAAGCAAAGATGACAAAGAAACTGGTGACAAAGTTGCGCTGGTTAAAGCTGTTGCTGCATCTTCTGCTGCGCTGACTCGTTCTGCGACTTCTCTGGCGTCTAACGTCCTGGAAGCTCTGATCGACGGCGTTGCTGCGCACATCTAAGCTGTGCCATCTGCGCAGGTCCCATTGACTGCGCTTTGAAAAAAGATACTAACCCGGGGCAACCCGGGTTAGTATTGACTTCGAGGTTTTTTATTTATGACTTCTATTTTTAAAGACTTTGATAAAGGTACTCAAAGCCAAGCGATTACACGTTATGTGAACACGCCAACGGTGGAGTTACTCTATCAAACCGACAAGAAGGCAGTAGATGCTTTCCTGGACGGTGACAACAAGGCGGTCAAGGACAAAGCCGACGAGATCGAAAAGAAGCCCGAGGAAGAGCGCACAGGCACAGAACAACTGTATCTGCGTGTTGCCTCTATCATCCCTAATGCTCCCACAGAAGTAAACGGCAGCGAAGGACTTTTCGGCACGGTATGGTCATTGATCAAACGTTTCCTCAGCATGATTGGTAACTTCTTTAAATGGCTGGCGGAAACCTTCTTTGGTTTTGGTAAACGTTCTAAGACAGACTTCAACAAACTACAGGGTAAGGTAAAGGCCGGAGAGATCAATTACGATACCGAATTGAAATACCCCGCCAATGCCAAAGCATTAATCGACAGCAAACGCTTTAAGTCTTTCCCTGCTAACCTGGACTGGCTGGCTAAAGAACTGGATAACCTGGTAAGCCGCACTGATGGTGCTATCAAGACCTTTACGGCTGCTAAAGACCTCTTTGCCAAGGTGCAAGATAAAAAGGTCACCATGGCGGACATAGAGCGTTTTGGTGGTGCAGTAGCGACACACTTAGGTGGGAAGCTGGGCGGGAGTGAGTTCCGCGTGGTGGGCGCACAGTGGGCAACTGTAACGAAAGACAAGGATGGCGCAATTCTCTTTGTTATCTCTCCCCTGAAACAAACCGACGTAAAAGCCGATGATGTGTTCACTGTATCTGAAGGTAAGTTCGACGGATTAGTGGATAAGTTGGAAAAGACCTCCAACAACCTGGTGCGTTTGGCTGAGATCTCCAAGAGTGAAGGAACACTGTTCAATGTCAAGATCAAGACAGAGAAAGATCTCCAGGGCATGGGCAAGGGCGAGGCGTACGCAATGGCTGCATCATTCCGTAGCTTGGTCAACTACATTGCCTTTATCAAGCACGTCATGACAGCTATCCAACAGGCTGACACGGCGGCACACGACATCATGGGGAAAGCGTTTAAATGAAAATTATCCGCGTAACTCCTGGGCAGTTTGCTCGCTGTGTGTTGAAAGCCAGTAATGAGAAAAGCTTTGTGGCGCCAACGCTGCATAACCTCACTGCTGACAACTATGCGGTGGTGGACACCGCGTGCCGCTCTCGCTTTATTCGTGGTGACAAGATCGACCTGAGTTTCCTGTCAACCTTACCGATCGACATCAGTTATCTGCACGGCAGCATCACGGAAGATGTTACGTTGGAAGAACTCGGTGATACGGTCTTTGAAGATGACTCAGTGTTGGTCGCTGATCAGAACGACATCCTGGTTAATGACAACCTGCTGGACACTTTTGATACGCTGATGAGCGTGTTGGGCATGCCCATGGTAACCAGTTCAGAAGTGACATTATCCAAGCTCGATAACCAGTTACACGTCGAATTTACCGATTGTCCGTACTTCAAAGGTGCGTTTTCGGTGTCTTGCTAATTTTATGTTTATACCCCACCTATTAACTTTCACATGGAAAAAAAGATCATGCAAGACGACGTTATCGACCTGGTACTCGACGAAACTCCAGCCGACCTCGATGAGAGCCACGAATCCCTGATTATTCAGGGTAGCATCGATGCCATTGAAGGCACCGAAAGCTATGCGGTTAAATACCTGGCGGGTGCAATGTGTGGCGCAGACATGCTGCCTCCTAGCGCTATCCACGGTAATGAATCCGTGTGGAACTCTGTAAAGGCCAGCTTTGCGAAGTCTGTCACTTACATCAAAAATGTCTTCAAGGGCATGTGGGGCTTCTTCTTCGGTAAAGATGCTGAAACGAAGGATGAAGAGAAAGACGGTGAGATTGAGAAAGAAAAAGGTATCCTGGCTAAACTGCCTTCTACCTCTGAACTGACTCAGGCTGCCCGTGGCGCTATCGACGCTGCTGCTGCTAAAGCGGCTGCTGCCGGCGCAAGCATTAAAGCGAAAGTTAACCAGGGCGTGCAGACTGCCAAGATTCTGGCTGAAGATCTTCAGCTGAAAGAAAAGCTGGACGGCGCACTGGAGAAAATGGCAGAGATCACCAACCGTGGTGTTGAAGTTGCCAAGAAACAAGGTCGCGGTATTGCACTGGCTGTGTCTATCAAGGCGCAACTGTGGGCGATGTACTTCCGTGACTTCCGTGGTCTGATGTCGTCTCAGGTCAAGTCACTGGCGTCTAAAACTCTGGCTGAAATCGAGAAGCTGGAAAGCAAGGTTAAAGCTGCCGGTGAAAATGCATCTGCTGAAATCAAAGAGAAGTTGGCTTCTCTGAAAGAGGTGATGAAGTCTTACACCTTGATCCAGCAAATGAAATCGTCTTTCCGTTCATTCGTGACCGGTGTTGTGGATAAACTCACTCCGAGCTATTTCGCAAAAAAGGCGTAATGCCTGGGCTGGATTACGATACGTCGCGTATTGCTGTAGAACGTAATTACAGCACAGGTGGGGGTTATCGTCGTAAGCTCCGTTAAACTACCGGCTACAGGGGCAACCCTGTAGTTTGGTATTCTGTGTGAATTGTTTTTTAACTGCAAAACGAACTTAATGTCAATACTGGTGGAGGCCGGGGGATGGAAGGGGTTACTATATTTAAATTACTTAACTTAGTAATAAGTTTAAATGATGATGAGAGAGCCATTATTGCTACCAACGACATGTTCAATAATGTTCGTGAAGTAATCAGTAAAGATGCCTCCTTCATTAACGTTGAAGATGTGAAAGCCTGTAAGCAACAACTCACCTCTTTAATCCTTATCACTGCTGATAATGCATTGGATTACCTCAATGGATTAGAGCACACCAACAAGGGCATGAGTAATTACCTGAGAAATATCGTTGAGACGAGAAAGGTAATTGATCCACTCAAAGCATCGGCTACTCTCTGTGCACTGGGTAATGCGGACTTGACCTACACTGAACGTGAGGGACTGGACTGCCTGAAAAGTGTATTAGCAGAAACCAAAGAGATGTACTGTCTGTTTGTAGACGAGGACAAAGATTACCCTTCACTGAACGAAGCGGCTGATCGTCTGGTATTCCTGACCGTATTAGCGCAGATTGTCTGTACCTTTATGGTATCGAAGTATGGCAGTGAAGTCGGTATCGGTGAACACTTTGGTTGTAACGTTAAACAGGTCGCAACTGATCTCTCTGACAAAGACACAGATCATTCAGAAAGCTTTGAAGAAGAAGCCGTTGATGGACTCGAGCAATTCAGTCATCTCGCCGTCCTGCTGCAAGGGCTTGAAGAATTTCATGCAGCAGACGGGGTAGCCACTCAACAGTCTTACGCCCAGCGTTACCTAGTAGGTGTAATGATCAGTCAAGGTCATCTCCCTAACGACATCGGGGGCAATGAAGGGGCGGTGTGGGACAAGGTTAAAGCCGCCATGCTGAAAGCCTTCCAGGTAGTGAAAGACGGATTGGTTGCTATCAAAGAGAACTACTTCGATAAGTCACTGCAGGAAATGGCCGACGATATCAAAGAAGCAGCAGATGCCAACAAGAAAGCGCTGGCTGCTGTGGAACAGAAAGACGCGGTATTAACCGACAGTGCCAAAGCGGGTATCGAACGCTTGGCAGCGGCAACGGGCAATGACGGCGTTAAGTCTGCGGTAGGAAACCTCTCCAACGTCAGTTCCGCTCCTGGTGTTATCGATAAACTCATGAGTGAATTCACCACGGTGTTTAATGAAGGCCAGGCATTGGAGAAAACCTTTAACGAGGTCGACTCTGATATCAAAGCCCTGGAAAGCAGCATCTCCAGCGATACCCCTGCAGACGGGGACAAGGAAGCCATCAGCGTCAAGAAGGCAGCCATCAACGAGAAATCCAAGGAAGCGCGTGCGAAGTTCGATGATCTCAAGAAACAGTTAGCGGCTCAGCGTAAGACAGCGGGCGCTATTGCCAAAGCGATCAAGGGCATCACACCAAGCATCTTTTATGCGGAGAAGAAAGAAGGTGGCAACGATGAGTAATATCACGTCAGAGAACATCGACAAACTTAATGCGCGCCTGGGAGGTAAAGTCAGCGAGTACTTTACTGCGGGCGGGGATGAGACATCGGTGAGCTTTGTTAATAGCAAGGGCATTTCAACCGTTGCTATTGTGAAGAAGATGGACCTTACCGTACAGTTCCAGTTATCCCTGCCTACCATCAAGGTCGACAAGGACTTCACGGTTTCTCAGGTTATCGCGGCTTTCTCCAAGCAGTTTGGTTTGGGTCTGGTAGAAGGTGTGGATTATGCGGCGTCTCAGGACAAAGTACAGTTAACGGCGAACATGCTGGGATCGGTACCGTTGCGCATCCTGGATAACTCTTTCCTGTACAAGGGAACGGTGAATATCCGCATCACCACAGAGACAGGTGGAAAGTTGTTGGACAGTATGGCGACCGTAGCCAAGACCTTCCAGTTAATCTTCTTCCAGGGCATCTTAAGCATCTCTAAACCCTTCTCCTGCGCGAGCAAAGCCTTTAACGGTAACCAACTCTCACCTGAGTTAGTTGAAGCCGTTAAAACGCGTCTGAAGACGTCTGACTACGTGACACAGGATAATCTGAACATCCTGCGTAACGCTACCGTGTTTCGTTTCCAGACGTACAAGCAGAAAGATGACACTGCGGTAATTCGCGTCTACCTTCGTGATGCTAACCGTAACCTGCTCGCTATTCCGGTAATCCCGCAAGACGATAAAGACCGTCCGTTCTAAACATAACCGAGCTTAGTGGGGTAACACCCACTAAGTCAGGTAAATTTTATGTTTAATTTCAAAAGGAACAAACCGCTATGGGTGCCACACAAACCACCTTTGCCGGATCCATAGAAACTTATCGTTCTATTACGCGACCGGTTATTTACGATTCCATTATCTCCGTACTTAAGTATTTTGGCTTAGACGGCGCAAAGAACGTTTACTTCAATGGTGAAGCAGAGATCACCAAACTCATTGGCAGTGACTTCGGTAACGACCAGAGTCAAACACTGTATACCGACGGAATCTTTCGTAACAAGGTTTATGCCGTTGCTGCAATAGAACCCTCTGAGTTTAACAACGGTTACCACAACCAGCGTCGTGACGCCACAGAGATGCCGTTCTGGCTGGATAAAAGCATTGGCATGTACTTCACGCCAGAGTTTGCAGGTCGTACCGTGACCGTTGAACTGAACTCGCACTTTACATCCCGTATCGCTGCACAAGAGTTCGTGAACAAAATCAACTATACTACCAGCCAGATGTTGACCATGATGACGT